TATTAAATCCTTCCTATAATATTACTGTTATTAATTATGAGTCGTTACATAAGATAGATCAAAAAGGATGGGATATGATCATTCTTGATGAAGCTCATTGTATGGGAGCATTTCCAAAACCAAGTAAAAGAGCCAAGCAAGTAAAAATTCTTATAGCTAAAAACAAATGCTATGTAATACTATTATCAGGAACACCAACACCTGAGTCTTACAGTCAAATGTATCATCAGGTATACGCAATACCTCAAAATCCTTTTAACGCATATAAAAGTTTCTATAAATTCTGTGAAGACTATGTAAGAATAAAAATCAGACCAATAGGAGGGTTTAGTGTTAGAGACTATAGTGATGGTTCAGAAGAAATCATACGAAAAATGCAACCCCATACATTATCCTATACTCAAAAAGAAGCTGGTTTCAAAGTAGAGACTAAAGAACACGTATTAGAAGTAGAAATGAATCCTATCACATATCAATTAGCTGACAAATTAAAAAAAGATTTAGTGGTAGAGGGAAATGATGACGTAATACTGGCCGATACGGCAGTAAAACTAATGATGAAGCTACACCAAATGTATTCTGGAACAGTAAAGTTTGAATCTGGTAAGTCTATGATATTAGATCTAAGTAAAGCTGAGTTTATAAATGATAATTTTGGAGATGTAAAAGTTGGAATATTCTATAAATTTAAGCAAGAGCTTAATGCATTAAAAGAAGTTTATGGAGATCAATTGTGTACGGAGCTGGAAGAATTTAATACCACAAAAAAAAGTATAGCTCTACAGATAGTAAGTGGTCGTGAAGGTATAAGTTTAAAAAACGCTAAAGCTCTGGTCTATTACAATATAGATTTTTCGGCCACCAGTTACTGGCAATCCAGGGATCGAATGACAACTAAAGAACGATTAAAAAGTGACGTATACTGGATATTTGCTAAAGGTGGTATTGAAAAAGATATTTACAAAGCTGTTACTAAAAAGAAAGATTATACATTAAGACATTTTAAAAGAGATAACAAATGAGGTTTGTGAAATTTTTTTTAATTTGGTACAGTCAACAAATGGCGATACCTTTTTGGATAATAGGACACGTACACTTACATTTTGCCACCTGGCATAATCTATACGAATACTCTTTATCTATTTTTTTGCACGTTATTGTAGGTGTGGGTTTTTGGATTGATTGGAAAAAAAACGGAAAAAAATGACAGAAGAAACAAAAGAAACATTAGGAGAGACTCTTAAAACAATTTGGGTTTTTGGTAAGCCACAGTCAATGTGGATTCCAATGATGAATCCAGCATATTTAACAGAAAACAACTTATGGGATGACAGAGCAACAGATACAAAACAAAAGGATTAAAGAGTTAGAGTCTGAAGGATACTATGTAATAAAATTAATTAAAACAAACAAAAATGGTATCCCAGATTTAATAGCAATTCCTCCAAACTGTGGAGTATTGTTTTCAGAAATTAAAAAACCAAAGGGTGTAGTATCAGAACTTCAAAAGTATAGATTAAAAGAGTTGAAAAAGCATGGGGTTAAAACTGAAATATATAAAGGATAATACAATGGAAGCTAAAAAAGAAAATGATGTTGAGGCTTTGAAATCTTCAAAAAAAACAAGACGAACACAAGTCATCCAGCAAATAATAAGCACAGTAGACGAAGAAATGGGACTTGATTTAAGAAATAGTAAAAAATCAAGAGTAAGAGAAATAGTAAATGGTCGCGCAATCGTATACATTATTTTAAGAAAACACCTTAAAATGTCTTACACAGATATATCAAAAGTTTTTAACAAAAACCATGCTACTATAATACATAGTGTAAAACAGCTGCCACACATACTAAAATACGACTCTGATCTTGCTTATAGCTATCAAAATATTACATATAGATGGCTTGGAGATGTTGATAACTACGTTAGGATATCAGATGTTGAGTTAAAAACAAGGATAAAGGATCTTATAAATGAAAATAAAATGCTAAATTTGAGAGTAACCAAATTACAATTAGATAATTATGATTACTCTGAAAAGTATAAGAAATACTTATTATTAGTAAAAGAGTGGGATTATAGAGTTGGAAATAAATTTGAGGAGTTTAAAAGAAAAGTAAATAGTATATTAAATGGAATGTAAATTAAAATATAAAAACTAATGTCAAACCCTATCTCGTCAGATGATGTTCAAGCTATAAAGCATATAAATTTTGTATCTAATAATATGCATACATTAACCGATGATTTGTATGAAGATTTAATGGATAGGGATCATGAGAAAGCTAAAGAAAAAGCTAAAAACATTATCAATACAATGAGTGACTTAATAAAATCTTTGTCAGATGAAATCTAAATACTCCCAGAAAGAAACAATACAAGAAATACTAAGGCTTAAAAAATTACCTCAATCATCTAAGGTGTTATTGAAAATAAAAAAACTACAACAACTATTATGAATAAATTAATTGCCATAGAACTACAAGATTTTTGCAATACAATTGCTGAACGATACTCTAATATAAAAAGAGTTGGAAACGTAAACAACGAAACATTTTCAGTTGAAGAAATTATACCAACTTCAGACCATACGGCTTGCGTAAACTTCGTGAAAACTGGCGGCAAAGTTGCTGTTGCTTTTTTCTATTACATTAATAAAGGAAGGTCAAAGGGTTGGAAATACTTTTTCCCAACCGACTCTCATGTTAATGGATTCCAGGCGTTTTTATACTACAAACTGGAAGCAGAGCGTAAAAATTATTCTAAAAACTTTTAATCTTCAAATTTATCGTCATCATCTTCTTGAAATTCATTATCATCAAGCTCTTTTTTTTCAGCGGCATCTTGTTTAAGCTCATACCTATACTCCTCTGGATCACTCACCTTTAAAAATTCCATATATTTTTTACGTTCCTTTTTTGCTTTTGCTTCTCTTCGCTCAATAACCCCATCTTCAAACATATCCTTCATAACAATTCTTCTAATATCCTTGTAAAATGGAATAAGTCCCATGTTTCCTAAAGATTCTAAAGCCATTCTACTTGTAAGTTCGTCCATGTTTTTCTCACGACTCTCCTTGGTTTTATTGTTTTGAGATCTATATAATAAAGCTACACTACGCTCAACAGTATTTAATATCGGCCCCATTGGCCCAGCAAATATTTTTGCCATAGTGGCAATAAAACCTTTCTTAGCAATATCATCTTCATTAAACTGAGAGAAACTTATTGAATGTTTAAAAGGATTATATTCTCCTTCTCTAAAGTCACCCAGCATTAATTCATTAAATTTCTCTATACCGTATGATGGTATAAGGTTAGGAACATTACCTACACTTCTACGCGTCATTAATTGCAACATAGTCCCAATAGTCTGACGCATAATAATGTCTTCAATATCAGACTCATCCTCTTCAACCTCTGCGTTGCTGAAAAGTTCATCAAAGCCTTGTGAGAAAACACCATACAAAATAGGATACATAGTCATCCTTGCTGTTGCGGCAAGCAAAACTGCAGATGCTTGACTCCTGGACATATCACCACTTCTATATAACGCTCCAATAGCATTACGAACAGTACCATATTCAAACAAACTAAAACTTGCCATGAATTTATTCACAGTTCGATACATATTAGATATATTACCAGAAGATTCACCAACTGATCTACTTTGATTTTTAATAACTCCTTTAAATGGATTATTTGAACTACTAATCATAGTACCCATTTGATCAGCCTTACGAGTAGATCTCTCTACTGCTTTTTCATATTCTTTTTTAATACTTCCATCTTTATTCTGAATCTTAGAAGTTCCTTCTCCAATAGCCTCCATATCTTTTTTAGAAAGATCTATACCTGTCTCATTTTTAAATGTTTGAGAAAAAGTACCATACCACATTGGTATTGATATCGCTTTATCTGGTGATTGTATCATTCCTGATGCCAAAGTATCTATAGCACCAACAGTTTGTTTTGGCCCTAACTTTAAAAGCTGGCCAATAACATTCATAAAAGCACTCCTTGCTCTTTGTGATTTTGGAGATGTCTGCGCAAAATTACTCATATCTGTCATACGAGAAGATATACTCTTAGGATCAAAAAGCTTTGTTGTTTCTGTAGAGCCTAATGCGTTTAATATAGCCGCTCCTTTTTTCCTTCCTAAAAACGAAAGAGTAGCGTATTTAGTAAAACCTCGTGCTGCTGCTTTTGGATTAGTGGTCAAGTAAGTCATGTTTGAAACAAGCTCCGCTCCCATCCTTGGTAAAGATGCTAATATAGCCTGATAAGCAGTTCTCTTAACTTTATTTGCAACCTCTTCTGCAAGAGTAACGTCTCGCATAGTTTCAGTAAAAGTTACTTTTAATATCTCAGTAAGAGACTTCTGTAGAGCTTTAGCAGCCTTAACTGAAGGAACAGTTCCTTCTGACGCCATGTTCTTTAAAACCTTGTTAGCAGTCTTCTGAACCTCACGAACTGTAGGTGTCATGTAGTAATCTAAATTAGTTTCTTGAACACCTCTTTGTGCTGAAAGAGAAGGATCAAAACTTACTGGCCTAACACCTTTTTGTCTCTCTACCATTGTACCACCTTTAGTAGAAGCGTTTGCAAACGTATCTGCTTTTGCTTTTACATCTACTTCAGCATCTTTTGATGTGCTAAGAACAATTCTGTGAGAATATCCATTTAATAAATCAATTCTGTTAGATCGCAATACTGCGGATGTAAACTTGGCTTTTGATGCTAAACTTGCATTAACATCATCATAAATTTTTAAAGCTTTTTTCTCACCAGTAGTTAAACTTTTTTCTAATTTATCTAAACTAATTTCTCCATCTACAGTAAACTCTTCAGCAATTTTATTAAGAATTTTAAAGTCATTCTCATAGCCTTCTGTATCTTTAAAAAACTTTAAAGTAGCGTCTATCATTTTCTTGGCCGAAGGAGCTACTGGGTTTTCTTTTCCGTTTTTGTCAATATTTAATATATGCTCCCTGGCTAATTGAAGTAATCTAATTTTATACTTTTTAGCTACAATTTTATTTGCAGTTGTACCAACTCTTAGCTTACGTCTTAAAATATTCTTACCATCATATTCTAATATTCTTTCAGCAGCTTCTATTTTTCCAAAATCTTTTTTAGTATCAACAGTAAATCGCTCATAAACTTGAGCCAGCTTACCGAAAGTATTTTCGTATATAGTCTTACTGTTAAAGTTTCCAAATGCATTATCAATATATGCAGCAGGCCCAGATCTCACTTTGTCTAATAAAATATTTTTTCCAGAAGGAGTATTGCTTTTAATTGCAGTTTTAATAGATGAGGTTATGTTCCTAAGGTTTAACATAATACCTTTCAAGGTTACCTTTGATATCGGTACAGATACTTTTTTAGCAGCTTTATTACTAATAACTTCAGTCAATAAATTCATAGCAGTAGGAGTTACAATACCCTGTGCTAAATTTTGCTTCACACCTCTTAATTGCTCTAACTGAGAGTAATCAAAAGTCCCATCTTCTTTTTCAATTATTAAACTTTCAATGTCTTCTTTTGTAAAATCATTAATTTGATCAGCTACTAATTTAGATTCTTTATCTGTAATAGCTTCTAAGTTAGCTTTTGTTGTTTGGATCTCTGTTATAGCCTCTACAAGATCATATTCTTTAGCTTCTTTCTCTTCTTTAGGAGCTACCTCTACTTCTTCTGTTTGCTCAAGACTGTTTAATATATCTAAACCTGTTTGAGTATCTGCTCCTATTGTCTTTATATTCAACGCTCCTCTCTTTGGCTTTACACCATAAGTGTTCATCAAAGACTCAAAAGCATCTAATTTATTTAAAGGAATAGAACTAAGATCAGTCTTACCTAATTCCTGTAAAACCTCTACAAGAGCAATGTTTTCAGAACCAATTAATCCCTTTTTTATATTCTTATCAATTTGAGACTGTTTCTTTTTGGCATTAAATAAACGCTCTGAAATAGAAGCATCAACAAGTACTTTTGTTAGATAAGTGTTTAGCTTCTCTACTTGTTTAGCATCTGTTAACTTAGTTCTTAATGTCTTCGCTAATAAAAGCTTCGCTTGTCTATTTGATATTTTACCTTTGGCTTTTATATCTTTAATATAAGCAGCAACTTTATTAGCAGCTTTTCTATAAGCATTTTCAGATTGCTTCGCTGCTTTAGCCTCTAATTTTATTTGAGATTTTAAAGCCGATGCCTCATCAACTTCAATCTTAGATTGTGTTTGTCCTGTAATTTTTTTAGGAGAAGGCCCTCTTTTTTTACCAAACTTCCCTGGTTCAGCAGCTGCTTTCTGGTTTGATTCTTTGTTTCTTTGCTTAGTAGCAACTAAAGGTTCTCTGTTAGGATCAATAGATAGTACTTTATTTATATTTCTTTTTGTTGGTTTTAAGCCAGTTAGATTTTCAAATTTAATTTCTAAATCTACCAACCCAAGAGGTTTTCCAGTCTGTACATCTAACTTACCAGTAGGATTTGCAGTAATAAAATCAATAACTTCCTGAATAAGTTCCTTAGAATTTTCCTGAGTATATCCATCAAGTTCCATTATCTGAACATCTAATTCAGATTTAGGACTTTGACCATATTTGTTTTTTTTCTTAAACCAAAAACGTCTCATTTGAGGATTAATATTAGTTCTATCTCCAAAACGAGCGTAATCTTCTTCGGTTATTTTTCCTATAATTCCTTTTATATCTAAAGGATCAGCTAAAGATTCTTGTTCTGACTTACTAAGTTCTTTTGATCTTTTTTTCTCTGCATCAATAGTCTCAGCAATTTCTTTTATGTTGTTAGAATTTTCTGCAATCTCAGCAGTGTATTGTTCTGGTGTTAAATTAGTAGACTCATCTAAATTTAAAGGAGCGCCATCATTAACATCTATAATGTTTTCAAGGATATACTCTTGAACAGCTGGTTTAATTGGCCCATCTAAAGGTCTACCTGTTTTTCTTTCTACAGCACTAATTGTTCCATCAGAAGATACTTCAATATCTACCGAACGACTTCCAGGTACTCTATATCTTCCTGGTTGTTTTTGACGCTTAGTTGTAAATCCTTCTACTTTCTTTTCCTGCTCTTTAGTAGGGGTGTCCTGGGTTTGGCTTTCTTGACCAACTTCGGTAGTCTCTTGGTTGACGTTGCTTTCTCCCACTCCTTGGCCATCGCTGGTTTGTTCTTGTACATCCAGGCTCTCTGTTTCTGACTTTTGAACGGCATCTTCTTTGGTTTTAGTTGTTTCTGTTTCTATACCTAACTTCTGTTTCTGGTCAGTTGTTAAGCCTGCTGTCTTTTTAGGATTGTTTACTTCATTACCAGAAATTTCTGATGTCTTCTCAACAACATCACCATCATATTCAAAACCAGCTCTTACTTGTTGTTCAGCAGTTAATCCTTTTCTGATAATAATAGCATTGTCACCAAGTTTTGTATTTTGTTTGTTAACTTGATTTCCTTCTGCATCAAAAAACACAGATTCAGCTGGGCCAAGTGAACCATCTAAGTATGTGTTTACAGTTACCTCTACTCTGCCACCATCCTCAGTAGTTACAGTAAATAATTCTTTCTTGAAAACAACATTATTATCTTGAAACTTTTTTGTTTCTTCTTCTGCGGCTATTGCGTTTTCAGCTTGCTGATCAGAGTTTTTAAGCTGCTCCATCATGGCTTGTTGCTTATCACGTAAACTGTTGGGGTTGAAGGATGTTTCTCCTTCTAAAACAAGTTGGTCAATAGCGTCTTGTTCTGTTACAACTAAATTTTCAGTGAAAGTATTACCATCTCTTTCAATAGTAACACTCTCACTTAATGCACCATCATACTTTTGAACCAGCGCTTTTATTTGTTCATTTATCTGGTCTCTTTTTAACCTTGTAGTCTCTGATCTTGAATCAGGAAGTTTGCTTTTTTCAATCTCTAATTTAATAAGAGCATCCATATCTGGCCCAACAGGAACATTAGTTGTCTCTGATATTTCTAATTCAAACTGTGAAGTAGCTTTTAAGTCAGTTACAACTTTCTTAATATCAGAATCATTCTTAACAACAATATTCATCTCTGCAATTTGAGCAGGAGTAGCCGTACCTATCGTTGCTAAAATATAATTTTTAGTAACAAGATCGCCATTTAAACTGTATTGAGGAGTTGTATAAACACCTCTTGCTATAGATATTGGAGCATTACCTGCTCCTGCAAAACCTTCAAGACCTATTTCAGCCACGTCCATTTTCTGACCAGCAGCAAGTCTTGCTACCGCTTCACCTGTACTACCTCCAACAATCTCAACACCTAAACCAGCTGATATCTCAATACCTTTGTTTACCATAGCTCTGGTAACAGTTCCTTTACCTCCAGTAGCTAACAATTTTTCTGTTGCGCTTGCTAAAACTGTACGTGTAGCTCCAACAGCTTTTCCAGCAAGACCAGCAGTCAAGGCGTCAATCATACCTATAGCAAGACCTCTCGCTGCGGCTCTATTTCTAATACTTTGAAGAGCTTCAGGATCATTTAAAACTTTTCGTATTCCTTCTTGATTAAATTTACCTCCTTTTTTTTCAACCTCTTCTTTCATAAACTCAGTATAAGACATACCAAATTCCAAAGCAGACGAAGCGCCACCCATAGCTCCAGCTACACCACCTGCTCCTGCTCCAAATAAAGCTAAAGGCCCACCTGCTGCTGTTAGTGCAGCACCTGTACCTGCTCCCACCGCTGCTCCTGCTCCTGCTGCTGCAAGAGATCCTGGATTAAACATTGAAGCAAGTGAGTCAACAAGTAATTCTGGAGCTATAGAAAGGTTTGATCCAAAGCCAAGCATAAAACCAAGTACACCACCACCATTTGATTCGTAAATTTTCTGAAAGCTTTTCATTTCATCTGAAACAGCAACATTTTCAGATTGTTTAACAGCAGCTATATAATTTTCTAATTCTTCTGGTGAGATATTTTTTCCTTTTGCAAATAAAGCAATAGAATCGTCTACAGACTGTCCTTTAGTAAAACCATTACCAATAGCTCTATATATATCACCCCAGAAATCAGCACTTAAAACTCCTAAAATTGGAACATCATCAAACGCCCAATCAGAAGCTTTTCCTAACCAGCTTTCTTCAAGCCAAGTCGTACCTTCTTCTAATTCTTTTTCTTCGTCAACTACATTACCTTGTTCGTCAAATTGAAAAATATCAGTACCACCTTCCATCATTTCTGAAATTCTTTCAGTGGCAGTTGAATTAGGATTTTCTACTCCAGGAAGAGTATCTTGAGGAGTTTCAATGTTTTCCTCTACAATAGTTTCATTTGGGTTTTCAACTATTATGTCTGAAGAATCCGAAGATCCAACTGTCTCCACTGTAGGAGTTGAAGTATTTGATTCCGTATTTTCCGTTGGAGAAATAATAGGAGAATCTCCAGTTTCGATTTTTTTTTTTCGTGTAAAATTAACACCTTCTTTAAAGTCTTCGATTGAATCAAAAGAACCATCTTTTAAAAGACCAAATATAGTTTCTGGATCAGCACCATCAGTAAAGTCTATAAATTCTTGTAAAGAATCGAACGCACCTTCTTGAAGTAAATCGTATTCAAATAAATCTTCTATTTCAAACATATCTTATGGTGTTGTTTTTTTATCTGTCCACATTTTCATAATCCTGGCCTTATAAAGAGCCGCGCTTTCGCCTGTCTTTTGAGGATTTTTAGCCTGTATCAAGTTTACTGAAGGTCTTCCTCCAGCCTTTCTTTTTGCGTCTGTACTTTCTCTTTCTTTATTAACAGCTTGAATACCGTTATTTATTGCTTCAGTAATAAGCTCTGCCATTTTTTGTTTAGACAAGTTTTGATCAAGTAAAATAGGAGTTGACGTTCCTGCTATATTAATCATTACTACTTCTTCTCCCACACCTCTATTTGCATATGGGCCTGTTTTAAAATCTTGGGATAATTTACCAGTCGGATCTTTTGCGTCAAGTTCTGCTATATATTCATTTAAAATTTTGTCAGCGTCAGCATCAGCAAATAATTTTGTCTTAGCATTACCAAGGTTAGATCTTTTAATATTCTTTTTAACCCCTGACTTTAATGCTTTCTGCATTATTTCATTAATAGACTCTTCAGCAGCGTCATCACCTTTCAGCCAATCTACAACTCCTCCTGTAGTGCCATCAAAAGCATCATCTAATAAACTTAAAACAGTGTCTCCACCTGCATTTACTTTTTGATTTTCTGTAATTAAATCATAAGCCGCTCTTGGAGCGCCTCCAGCAAGTCTACCTGATCGTTTCTTTTTACCACTCAAATCATATTTAACTTCTTTCAGACCTTCTTCAATTTGAGTCCTGTTAGCTGCTTCACCTGTTAAACTTTTATATAGACCTGTTATTTCATTTATTAGATCAACATCATTATAAGCTTCGTTTTCTGGGGTAGTAGGATCGTCAATTTCTCCAGTAGTAGATCTACGAGGTACTGATATCGGATCTTCTCCATCCTTGTAAAATATAATAGTATCATCATTTATATCAAAATCAACAATATCTGAAGTATCGTCTTTTTTATTATCATTTATATCTATTATTAAACTTCTAACAATATTTTCTGCATTTGCCGTATCACCTGTAAGAACATCCGCAAGTTGCGCAGCATACCCACCAATTTTTGTATCAATTTTACTTGTAGTCTGTGACGCTGCACTTAATTGCTGCCCACTAAGTCCTTTAGTTTTTGTTGTTTTTTGTCCAAATTGAATAAGAATTTTGTCTTCCACAAAACCTTCTGCCGCAGTTTTTTGCCCATCTTTTAATGTAACACTTGGAGGCTGAGAACTGTAATCTGCTTCAATCCATTTAGATAAATCCTTACCTCCTTTATCAACAAACTCTTGCTCTGTTTGAGCAATTATATATCCATCATCACCAAAACTCTCGTTTACTAAAATATTAGCTATAGATAAATTATCAGAAAGTATAGATCCCTTTAAGGTATCTACCATTTTGGTAAAATTAGTACCTCCTTCTTTTCCTTTTAAAGCGTCTTCCATTTCTCTTGCACCTTCACGAGTAACAACGATATTACCACCAGCTTCAATAGTGTATCCACTAATTGTAGAGGTAATAAAAGCACCAACATTCTTTTTTTCATTAGCAATTAAAGAAGTTAAATCATACTTGGAATTATCATCTTGGTATAACAATAAGTTATTCATGTTGTTAAAACTACCATAACGATCTTTTTGAGTTTCAAAATCAGGCATACTACCATCCTCATTTAATCTTACTAAATAAGAATTACCTGTAGCAGAAGTGAAAGGAACTACGTTATTTAAATTATTAAAAGCTAATGTAGATTCCTTTATAGCTGTCTCCATTCCTGAAGCTATAATTTTGTTTGTTTTTGGATCAAGCTTTTGTCTTGATTCCGAAACTTTAAATTTTTCATTCCAATCTTTAGCTGCAATACCCCAGTTAGCCATGTCGTCTTTAGCTGTTTGAAGTGTAGCCATAAAATCAGCAGGCTTAATCTTACCTTTTTTCATTAGTTTAGACTGCATTAAAAGAGTTTCTTTTAAACCTTTAGCTGCCAATAAAACTGTTTGTCCTAATGTTTGATTTTGAAACGAATCCGCTTTCTCTAACTGAGCAATTACATCGTCTGTATCTGTTTGTATCTTTGCTTTTTTCCCCTCTCTTTCGGTTGCTATAGCATTTACACCAGTGACAATTTTAGATGCCTCTTCTTGAAAATTTAACTGAGATCCTTCACGACCTTGATATATTTCGTAATCAGATACTGATTCTTTTCTTGAAAATTCGTTTGCCATTTTTTATATTTTATAATCCTGCTGCTTTATCAGCGGCCATTCTATCTAAATACGCTTGTTCAGCTGCAGTTGTTGCTCCTCCACCAAATAAAGGAGCTAATTGAGCTGCTTGACCAGCTGTACTTACAACACCAGAAATTCCTTGAGACATAGCTTGTGCTGAAGCTGCTGCTGATTCTTTAGCCACCTTATCTTGATCTTTTGCGTATCCTAAATCTATTCTTTTTAAATCTTGGTTTATAGCGTCTTTAGCATCAGCTTTCATTTTTTCATTAGCCTCTAAATCTTTTTGTAAAGCTAAACGTGTAGTGTTTGTACTTGCATCAGAAGCTTGTTGAACTAAGCCAACACCTGCTGCTAAATTACGACTATCACCTTCTTGTAAGGCCTGTATGTTTTGAGTTTGTGCTTGTAAATTGTTTTGAAACGCAGCATCATATGCCTCGGTTGAAACATTTAAACCAGCGTAGAAGTTCTTTTCAGCTTTAGCTTTTGCTGCCGCCATTGCTTTTTTTGCTGCCGCTTCAGCTTCTTCTGACTTTCGTCCTTGCTTAGCTGACTGACTAAAAGAATTTATCGCTCCTCCTGCTGATGCCGCTACACCAATTACTGCTGCTGTTGTTACTGCCATGTTATAGTTTTTTAATCATTTCAATAGAATATGTAGAAGCTTCTTCATATCCTATTTTTTTATATACATTTATTAATGGTTTGTTTTTAATTAACGCATATACATATTTTTTATTTAAATTCTTAGCTTGTTCGGTTATTGTATTTACCAATAAGGCTAATCCATTTTTTCTGTTTTCACGATCTTTATAATGTATGTTAGATATAATCCAATCACACCAAACTGCTGTAGAGTTAGTTGTGTACATAAACCCTGCGCAAATAGGAATTTCTTGATCATAAACTATATAACCTCCAGTTCCATTTTCTGGAAGAAAATCTTTTGCAGGTGCAGTCCATCTCCAATCATTCCACCAATCAACAAGTATACTGTCGTAATCGCCTGCTTCTAATGGTCGTATATTTAATTTCATTTAATACAAAGATAATAAAATTTTATGGATAACTTTTCATCACACTACTACCGACAGAAAACAGTTCAACTGGATCAGTAGAGTCATTTTTTAAAGTGAATTGTAAGAAATATCCTCTTGCACCATTAGACTCTGCAACCGCATTTTTTATAAACATAATAAACTGTCCAACTGTTGGAACTGTGCTTCCTCCTGAAGAAGCATCTACAGTAATACTTGTACTTAATTTTGCGGTAATTTCTCCTATTAGAAAAGGCTCTGTAGTTGCAACACCAGCCGCTAAAGTAGCTCCGTATGCTGTATCTCCAATATTTAATATTGATCCAATAGGGGTTGCAAAAACAATTTTAGTTGAGTTGGCTGCTCCACTTACTGCTATACACGCACCAATACCATTAGCGGAACGCATTTGCCAATTTACAGTTCCCTCATTTGTTCTAATATATGAAAACCACTCACCTTCTTTTTCTTGAAAATAAGTTTCCAACATAGATCCTGGATTACCATCAGTTAAATCTGTTAATAAAGAAGTGCAGTTCCAACGAGCCTCATTTGTGTCTACTACTGTAGTATTGGATTCGTAAGATAAAGTTTTAAATAACTTAATAGATAAAGTTGGAATTGGATTAAACACACTTGTTATAGAAGAAGCTGTAAAAGTTCCGTAATAATTATTTCTTTGAGGATTGGTGTTATGTCTCCATAAATTACCTCCCTTAAAACTATAAAAAAAACTATTCATTCCTATCATGAAATCAGGGAAAAAGGAATAAAAAGAAGGCCACCCACCTTGACCACCGTACTTAGGAAGTGATGAAGAATCTCTATTATATGTTAACGTGTAATTTGGCATAATGTTTTTTTAAAATGTTATATACATGGGGTTGATGAAACAACAACTCCGTTTCGTACTCCAAGCGCGGTTGTTCCTCCTATTATAAAATATTTAATAGTTGCAGCGTCACCTAAGTATGTTGATCCATTAGCATCACTAAAAACAAAGTTACCTACTTCTGGAACTGTATTAGTTCTAATGCTATAAGGAACAGAAGTTCCTGTTGCATTTTGAATAAAATAATAAGTTTGTGTAGCGGCAGCACAAGTAGCTGCATTTTCTGGAGTTGAAGCTTGAAAACTCGGTAATGCTATAGGACAATCTACCTCCCAATTAAATGCAGTTCCACATAATGGTGCAAATATTTTTAAGTTTAAGGTCGTTGGTGTTACAGATGTTTTTGGAACAACCATAGTAAATACAGGAGAATTAGGATCTGAAGCATAACCTATAGCATTAGAAGCAACTGTTACATTTTGAGTTGTTCCTTGATCCACGTATGTACCAGACACTAAAGAAAAATTAGCTGGAGAAGTACCTTGAGTTGGACAAGATCCAGCACTATCGTAAGGACTGTTACTTAATAAGTCTGCATTTTGATTACCTACATATGTAGGAAGTGATGTCCCCTGGTTTCCAATTCCAGCATAGTCAACTTGAGTATTAGATCCATCAACTAACGATACTCCATTGTGGTTATCTGCTGCTGTTAATCTATTATATCCAACACCATTTAATGTAGCAATAATACCATCTGGGACTGAGCCACCCATAAAGCAGCGTATTACTACCGCTCCTAAATCATTTGCTAAATCAATATTAGCATCAAAAACTCCATTTTGATTACCGATAGATGCAGAAAGTCCTGATCCACATGGAACTAAACAAGCGCTGCATGGTTGAGCGTTAAGTAGTACGCCATTTAATTGTTGCCTTACTATTAATCCTTGACCATAATAACCATCATTAGCTAAAGTGCTTAATGTAGAGTCTGTGTATAAAGATGTTGCTGACGAAAAATTTACGCCATCGAAACAAAATGTTCCTAATGTTGCCATATTTTATTTATTTAAGGACAAGTTACTAATTCTATTACTAATCCATTTGATGTAACTCTAATATATTTAGTAGCTTCTGATTTATAATAACCTGCTGTTAAAGGCACTGCTTGACTACTGGTACAAATAGAAGAAGAATAAACAAAATCATTTAAACCAGGATATGTTCCTGATCCAGTGTGATAATATGTTTGAGACAATGGTTGATTACATACATCCGAAACCTCTTGACTTGTACTTGCTAAAAAAGCAACACAATTAACAACGCATTCGCAACAAGCATTATCAGCAGAAGTTGCATCGTAACAAAACTGTTGACACGATGTCGTTCTATAGTCGTATATCAAATATAAATATTGATTACTTAAAGGAATTGACAATGCGGTCAATGTAGCTTGATACAACCCTTCAGATGGACTAACAACGCTACTGTTTGGTATAGTGGTTGATGCAGTCAATAAAGACGCTATATCAGTCTGATTGTTTTGATACAAAGTATTGCTTGAAAGATATTTAAAATTATCGTTAGGATAACCCCAATCATAATCGTCAAAATTTATTTTATTAGATCTAAGAGTTAAATCTACTCCATCAAGTGGAAACACCCCTAAAGATCTAATTCCAACTTGAGGATCATAGGTAGACGCTATTAAATGCGAATTACCAAATTGATTCAAATCACTATCTACAGGACTTATATTCGTAGAGTTTTCCCAGAAATATTCATTATGAATATATTTATTAGCATCAACATTTGAGTTCATAACCACCTTCACAACAGTAATATTTACTTGAGTAGGGCAATTATAATCTATAATAAAACTTGATGATGAACCAATAGAATTAACAGTTACAACTGCATTAGTTGGTGTATTTAAAGACTTACTCCAAGAGTATGATCCTGAACCAGTTAAAGTGCCACTTGTAAATGTAGTTCCGTTCCATAATACTGATATTGTAATACTTCCTGAAGTTACATTATAGCCAATTAAAACATCTCCGATTACATTTCCAAAATTTACTGTAGAAGGAAAAGCTGTACCAACTGGTAGACCGCTTCTATTTATAGATGTACCACATGGTATTACTTGAGGGGGAATAGGCACTGGTATTTGATTCATAGCCAACACATACTCATCCATATAAGGATCAAATGCTCCTAATTTTTGATTATTTAAATTGTTATAAAATTCATCTCTAAAAAAAGATCTCATTCCAGAATCGGAAATAACAGTCAAACTTTCTCCTTGACCTCCTTGTGCGTTTCCTGACAGCAATAATACAGCTCCTCTTTTTGAATCTGTAAAGTAAGTATCAAACCCATGAGTTATAAAGCTTTCTGGATTAAAACTAATACCATACTCTTCTATACGAGCTATTTGAGTTCCTAAGACTTGAGGGACAGATGTAACAACACCGCCTCCTGTAGAATCAGTCAATAAATTTTTGCTTGCTAAAACATATGATATTTTATCTTCTTGTAAAACTAATATATCAGTTTTTCTTGCGTGCATTTTTTGAATAGGCCCATAAGAAGTTTCTAAATCTTTAAAGTTTACTAAGCCTAAATTAAATTCATTTAAGTTATTTGTTCCACTATTACTACTATAAACTCCACTATAAGTCATTCCCTCAAATCTATCCGTTTCTTTATAGTCTTGATTAGATACAGCTAAAACCCTTTCGCCTAACTGAAAACTCTTAGCTGCTAATTGATCTTTTATCTTATAACTTTCAACACCATTACCAAACGTATAAACATCTGCGAAATCTAACCCAATAACAGCATCTTGTGTAGAAGTTTGGTTTTGATCAAACTCTCCTGTTCCTGACAAGTGATTTCCATTAGCATCAATATCAAACATTTGACTTGCATCATAATATAAATCTGGATTTGCGTCTAATGGTTCTGATTCAAATACCATTAAAGTGTTGGCTCTAAATACAATAATATCAGCCGATATACTTGATTTTCTTTGAGAAGCAAATTGTCTGTTTGCGCCAGGTATACCACTATTTATACCAAAGTATAACGGAGAGGTTTCGTCACCTGGAACATCTTGAACAAAACCTAACCTTACTTTAAAACCTTCACAAGGAAGGTTTGAGGCAAACCCAAATTCATTTTGAGGTGGAGGTACTGATGCATTTACAAATCCTGCATCATAAGAAGCGACTACTTCGTCATCTCCAAAACCATTTACATTACCAGGAGATGCTAATGCTACATTTACATTATCTCCATCATACCATCTTTTTAAATCTAAAAAATCTCTACTTGCCACAAACTGCTGCTCCCATTCCCAAGTATATTCTTTAGCTCCACCTGGAAAACCAGTTGAAGATCTTTGCGCTCTAAATTTTAATTTAATAATTGAACCAGCTGGAACAGTATACTGTGTTGTTCCTGTAATAACTCCATCAGAATCAAATTGAGTGGTAAAACAAGGATACCCTACATTTCTTCCCTCTGGACTACAACCTTGTCTTACAGAATTTGCTACTTGATCTCCATAATCTATAACAGAATCATCAGGAATCGCAACATTAAAATTTTGATTTTTAACATTCATATATAAACCAGGCAATTGGCTTATTTCTTCAAAGCCAACCTCTCCAGCTATCTTTAAGAAATCCGTACCCTCTGCTGTTATATCTAAAACAGTAATTTTTTCTACCCTTGGTAAAGCTCCATCTACATCTGCTTTTACTATTAACGTCTGTCCCTTTGAAACCTTATTAGCATTATCACCTTCTAATTTAAAGAAAATCATATTGTCACTTGGTCTTACATAATAGAAATTTGTAAATATAGTTTCATATGTTCCTAAACTTGGTTTGACAACAAACTTATATTTGCTTGCCCAATAAGGAGCTATACTACTTAATTGAACTAAAATTGAATTTACACTAACAGAATTAGCAGGTTCAATATATATTGTATTATACTCTGAAACTAATACAGTAGAAGCTCGCGCATATTCATCCATGTAAACAATACCTGTCTCATAATCTCTATTACTATGTAAACTTGTGGTATCATTATCAGAAGTAAAAGTAACTTCTCCAGAAACAAATCTAAAAAATTCAAAAATATTAGTTGTTATTGGTGCTGCTGGATCAGTAACATCTATGTTTTGATAGTTCATTGCGATTAACTGCAACTCAAGTGTATCAGATCCTGGAACTACAGCAGTTAAAGCAAATCCTTGCTGTGCAGTAGCATCAGTTATACTACTATTAAATTTTATAAAAACACATTCTTCAGCAGGAACAGCTAAAATATTATTAAATAAATCAGTTAAAGAGCTTCCTGTATCCGCTAAAAGTATAGACTTAAATCTACCATCTGTTAATATACCTGTTCCAATTGCGTCTTTAAATTGAGCAGAACTGGCAAAATCATAAACAGAAGAGTAATTTTCTTCTAACGTAATAGATATTGATATAGCAAAATTTGCGTTTTTAAACTCTTCATTAGCAGCGTAACAAGTAGTAGTTGTTGTGCCAGTTAATTTAGAGTGTTCAAAACGAAAAGAAAAACCTATTACAGATCCTTGTTTTAACTTAGAAGAAATTTCCGATAAGTTAATAGTGATTTTACTATTATCTATACTTTCAGTTGTTCCAGAAAGAGTATATGAAGCTCCATTTCCAACGCTTGGCTGAGACAAAGTTACAAAGTCTACATTTTTTGAAACATAAGATGTTGAAAAATCTAACGCTATGTTTGATCCTTCAGAACTATTTCTTTTAAAATCATATCCATCAACAAAGTTTCCATAAAACAATCTATTACTCATTACTGTTTGAGCTTTTGCTGTTCTTGGAACATTGTCGTATTGTCTTAATAATTCATCTCCACCTATTGTGGTATAAATTTTACTATTTGTAAACGAATAAGTTTTAGACGTATCATCGGCCCATCCATAGTCTTCTTTTTTGAATCTTTCTATTACAAAAATAGTGTTTGAAGTTGTTTCTTTGTATAATAAGTCTATTTCTAAAACACGCTTACTACCAGTATTAAAAGTTATAACCGCTCCGTTATACCTATTAACCATACCGCCATTTAAATAATTTCTTGGATCAAATGAAAAAGTACTTGCTGCAAAAGCTGGTTTTGTAAATAAAGAAGTAGCGCTATATTGATTATCTTGATATCTATATCTATATGCAAAACAAACAAATCTTTCTTTTAAGTAATTTTCATTACCAGGTAATGTAACAAGTTCAACAGTTGGAGCTGGTAAAGTAATATTCCCTCCAACAACATCCTCAAAACCAGGAGGTTTAACTATTACAGATATATCTTCTTCAACAATCTGATCTGTGTTACCAATTGGATTAGGATAATTTCTACCTATATTAATCATTCTTGGAGGATTTATATCGTCTGTAAAAAACAATAATTCTCCATCCACTAAATCAACTGCTGTTATTAAAAACTTAGGATCAAAATTTAATACTTGAGTAGAAACTACGTGATATTGAACAACTTGATTTTGAGTATTAAAAGAAACTATTAAATCAATACCTTCAGCTTTTGAGGGAAAATCTTTGTCATGTATAAACCAATAGATGTTTTCTCTCATCCCATCCTCATAAGCTCCTATACATATTGCTGTTGATGACAACGAGACACCTTCAAATTGAATTGTAGTTAACTGTTCATTACCTCTGGAGTTTTCTACAGCACCTATTTCAGTAGTTTCTGTAGCTCCTAAACGAACATTTAAAGCATCAATATACTCCCCAGGAGGAAGTAATCTTTCATCGATAGATTTATTCATTCTACCTGCGGTAAAATTAGTTGTAACTATTTCTGATTTAGCCATATTATTTTATCCATTTATTCTGACCTCTCAAGTTCATTAAAAGTCTGCCAGGGTGTATATTACTTAATCTAATTTTTGCATTTCGCAATAAAGAAGATCTGTCTTTTCTTGCTCTATTAATAACGTACTCTGAAACACCTACTCTTCCGTTTAAAATAGTATATCTAATGTACGCATAAATGTATTCCTCAAAGAGTTTATTTACGTGAACATCTGTGTCTACTCCATTTTCCATTCCATCCGAAACATATTCTAAAACAATAGAAGATGATGCTATAATATTACTAAAATTAATAACACCTGCTTGTTTGTTTATTGTAAATGTTGGATTAGAATTTGCAGTCTCTGTATTTAAACCAAAACGCGCGCCTACAGCGTAATTAAAACACCATACACCATCTATACACCATCCTTCAGAGTTGTTGTAAGGACTACTGGAGTTCAAGTATATACTTGGAGCTGTAGCTGACATTTGATTTAAATTCAACTCTGACTCTTGAGGACTTAATGCATTACCATCTTGATCAAATAATACATTTGATTGATTGTCTTGTAAATATGCAGAAGACCAATTTGTCTGAATGTTTTCTGACAATGGATGTAATATTCCATTTACAAATTGAGAAATACGAACCCAGTTAACATAATCTGGAGGTAATACAAAACGTAATTGATCTGTAATATCTAATTGAAGAATTTTTATCTCCTTCATTGCATCATAATTTAGTTCTTGTATTCCTCTTTTAGCATGAAACAAAACTTGATACCGTTCTAAGTTGTTTATTAATTCATGATTACCTTGATACATCAACATAAAATTATTGACTATATCAGCTAAAGAAAGAAATTGATAAGAACCCCAGTTTGCATCAGTTGGAGCAGCACCTGAATTTTGATAATATGCGAAATCATTTATATATGCCATAATTATTATTGTTGTTGTTGATTATCTGAAACCTCCATATCCTTCCCAAAAGCAACTACATCAGCTTCTCTTATTTCAAGACCTACGTATTGACAAATCTTAGCTATTAACATAGGTTCATCAGAAAGAGGTAATTCAAAGTCTTGATAATCAGCCGCTGAAGCGTCAAACAAAGGTTCTCCAGCCAATAAAACAGCATAAGTCCAGTTTGGAGCTAAAGGATATCTAATGTACTGTGATGTAAATCTTCCAGGTGTATTTATCGTAATAGGAAAAGCTTCTGCTACGAGAGCATTTTGAGTGTATGCTGGATAGCTTATATTTGGTTTTGTTAAAACAGAGTTGTTTAACATTGTAATTTTACTTTGTGCTACTCTTTCTGCTTCAACAATATCATTGGCTGAATATATATTGTAACTTTTTCCTACATTATCCCAAACTGTTTCACCTGCTGTTGCAAAGACTAAAAGATTTGTTGCGTTTACAACTGTAGAAATTACGGTGTTATAAACCGCTCCATTTGAAATTGCAGAAACAATATCCCCAACAGCTACTCCTGCCGCAATAAAATCCGCTGTAGTGTCGTTTACCGCTGTAGCAGCGCCATTGGTCGAAGTTGTTACTCCTGAAGCCAATACTTTAGTAAACACCAACATCTTATTAATCAAATAATAATCAGAAGGTAGTGTATATAGATTTGGTGCAATACTTGCAGCTCCTATAATCCCAGGATTATTTAATAAAGGAATATTTACATAAAAAGTATCTATAACCTCTGCTAATCCTTTTGTAATATCCGCATAACCAGTACCTGAAATTCTTTGATTTTCTTTTACTATTTGATTGTTGTATTGATAAAAATAATCCTCAAACATATCCATTTGAGATTGTTGAGCATATAAATTAAAATCTTGAGGAGATATATATCCATAATTATTTTTATTTGCTATGGCTAATACAGTGTTTCGTACTTCGTTTATTGGCATAATTAATTCTTTTTACAAAGATAGCAAAAAAAAAGAGGTTACTTTTTTTTGTAACCTCTTGATTAATTAAAGTATGATTGTATTGCTGTATTCTTAATTAATGCTGTTATGCATTAAGAATACTTGTCACAGCTTTTGGAAGACTTACCTCATAATAAGGCTTCTGCCAAGATGTAGCTAATGCTACTTCTATATTCTCTAATATAGAGTTGTAAACATCATGAGCTACTTGAGCTGCTGTTGTAATTGTAGTAGTAGTTCCATCAACATAATCGATTGTAACTGTTACTGCCGTAGCTGTTGCTGTAGCAACCGCTTTTACTCCATCAAGACTGATCAATTGACCAGTAATAGGAGCATTCGTAATTTTAAGAAATTTTACCATTTTATAAAAAGTTTTTAATGGGTTAATAAAGTACAAATATAGCAAAAAAAAAGCCACCCTTTTAAGGTAGCTATTTTTCGGTTAGTTGATTTTTTACTTTTTATTCTTTAATTTATTTTTTAAAAGTTTATAAACCTCAAGTCCTTCATCTGATTGTAAAAAAGAACCAACAATATAGTTTGGATCTTCTCCGTAAGGAACTGTTAGCATTTTCTTTTTATTGTTAGGTAAATTATAATAAACATCTTTATTGTTATTTCTAAACGCAATAAAACCTGCTATTACAAATTGATGGATTGTATCCATTAATTCTAACATTGGATCATTTATGGTATTCATAAAATCTTCTGGTCTTGATTTAGCGTATAAAAGAATATCTCTTTTTAATTCTGGAATAGTCATATTGTCTACACCATTACCCATTAAAACTCTACATACTGAAGTTAATTTATTTACATCAGTAGTTATTTTTTTAGCTTCTATTTGAGCATTTAACTCCGCTTCAACGTATTCTAATTCAACAGACGCATCGCGAGAATTATTTATTTCTTCAAACACCATTCCATTACTTGGATGATAGTGTAAGAATTTTTGTAATGATTGATTTTGTTTCTCAACCATTAACATACCATCTTCAAAAACAATAGGCTCTAAAATTGCATTACCATCTTGCTCATCCTCAAATGGGCTTCTCTGGTTTCTTGCATAACGAAGAGGTCTGTTAATACCTTGTTCTTCATCAAAATGTAATAAAGGAGATCTACTTGAATGCCTTGAAGCCAGCATATATGAAAGTGGATACTGGTTGCCTGAAAGTCTATAGGCTTTGTTTTCGTACTTTTCTTTTTGTTTTGACATTATAATATAATTTAATTTGATTTATAAAAAATAATTACCCTCGTCATTATAACGAGGGTAAGTATTACTACTATTTACTATGCATCTTGGAATAAGAAGAAGTTGTTTGCACCTAAAGTACATACAGCTCTTTCACTCAAGAAGTTTACTTCCATTGCATCAAGATCGCTATTTCTTGCACCACCAGCAGAACCAGTAATCCAAGTTTTGTAACGTCTATCTTCAGTTTCAGAAGCTCTATAACGAACGTGTAAGAAAGGACGTTTTGCGTTCTTTCCTAAGATTTGGTCATATACAGTTGTTGAACCAGCTGGAACTAAAAGTCCATTGATTGCTCCTGCATTTACTCCACCTCTCATTGTAGGATCGTTTAAGTATTTCCAATCAGACTTGTAAAAGTCATAACCTCTACGGAATCCTGTGAAACCTAAGTTCAAAGCCATATCCTTATCATTGTCAAATAAACCATAAGAAGTACCACCTGCTCCATAAGAGTTTTGTGATGCCAACATATCATCAATATCAAATGAGAATTGTCTGTTTACAAAAATTACATTTTCTTCAATAGAACCTTGCTTGTCAAGTCTTTGAATAACATTGTCAAATTGAGCTAAAGCAACTGGGTTTCCACCACCGAATACATTACCTCTATTTCCTACCACGTAGAAGATACCATCAGATCCTGAAAGATTAGCTGCACCTGCACCTACTCCCACACCTTGTAAGAAATCTGCCGCACCAGAAGCTGCGTCTGCTGGAACTGCTTCCACCATTGCTGTCTCTAAGTAATCTTCAAAACGTAATCTTGTATCATGTTCAGATTTCAAATACCATAAGTATCCTGTTGCACCTGCTTCAGATGTAACTTCAATCCAACCAATCTGAGCCATATCAGAACCAGAAACAGAATATTTGTCTTTGATAATAATTGGCTTGTTGTCAAAAATAAAGTCATCAGACTCGTTAGAACCAACCATTCCGTTAGTACCTTTTGCAAATTCAGAACCATAGATAAAAATATCACATCCTGCTGCTGCTGCCATTGCTTGACCGCCTGCTTCATAATAAGCTACAGTAAATGTTCCTGGAGCTGCTGAAGTTGGAGCTACTTTGATAATTGCTTTATTCTGTAATGTTGATCCAACTGTATTGTCAGAAATCATTACAGTTTGTCCAACTCTAAGTGTAGCTAAAATACCTGAATTAGCATTTAACTGTGGATTAAAGTTAGTAGGATTGTTAGCTCCAGCTCCTGGCGCTGCTCCTACTCCTGGAACTGTCCAAACACCATCTACTGCACCTGCTGCTGAAGCAGAAGTACATCCTTGATATTTTGTGTGTAATCTACCTTGTTCTGCCCATTTAATTAAATCCGAGTTAGAAGGCATTTCAGCTCCTACCATTCTCAAGAATGATGCTACTGATCTGTTTCCATAACGCTCAAATTCCTTTTCGTAAGTATCTGGAAGATACTGATTTAAGAAATCAAAGTTGTTTATGTAGTTTGTTGATAAAGGAGTTTGCTGCGCACTTGGTTGCAAGTCAAATCCTGGTGTTAAATTTACTGCCATTTTTTTATTATTTTAAATTAATTATTTTTACTACTTCTAATTTTGAGTCCTCTTCCATGCTCATTACGATTATTAGTAGTCACAGGGCGTATTTTCATTCCATCTTTTGAAACAGTTTGAGATTGTTGTCTAAGATCCATATTAATGTTTTTAGATTTTCTTGAAACATCATCTACAGCGTTAGCTACACCTTGATCATAAAAATATTGAGCAAATTTATCAGGATTCATCGCTACCGATAAAGCCTTATGATAACCTACAGCGTCTTTAATTAATCCACTTTCATCTAAATATTTGCCGATAAAATTACCAACATTAGATTGAACATTTTTTAATTCTTCCGCAGTCCCTGGTTTAAAAGTAAGTTTATTATCAGACACATTAAAATCAAAACCTTTGAAATCACTGTTAAACACATCATTTGTTCTGTCTGTAAAAAATTTAGCTTTTTTACCGTTTGCCTCTTCTAAACTTTTAGATTCCTCTATATAACTTTTATAAGCATTAATGTTTTTTTCTTGATCTTCAGATAATGCACCCCCACTTGACTCAAGAGGAATGTTGTACTTATCTTTCTGTTCATTTAAAAACTTCTTTGCCTTAGAAAGTTCACGTTTTTTAGCTAATTTTACCTTCTTAATTTCTCTTGGTTCATCCAGGTCTTCGTCAAAACTGAATTTATCCTCAATAATATCTTGAATATCTATTTCATCTAAACCTTCTTCAGTTGATGAATAGTAATTAGCCAGTACAGCATCATCATCCATAGAATCAAAATCCTTTTGTAAATTATAAAAGTCTTCAATTCCACGACCTGTTTCTTGCTTGTACTTAAAATACGCTGACACATCATCTGGTAAATCTACATTTGCCTCTTTTTCCGCAAATAATTCATCAACAGATTCAATATCTTTGTCGTATCTATCTTTTATATATGAAAGAACATCTCTGTCATTTATCTCTGACGGTGTGTTTACTTCAACTTTTTCTTCAACTTTTTCTTCAACTTTTTCTTCGGTTGAATTAATATTAGATAAATTAATTTTATCTATTCCAGTTTCTTTATTTGCTGAATCGTCAAATTTTTCTTCATGTGCTTTTAGTAAATCATTCTCTACTTCAACACGAGACTTCTCTTCTTTTGTTACTTCTTTTACTTTAAATTCCATTTGATTTTATTTTTAACAAAGTTAATACTAATTTAATTATAATTTTAAGTAGTTTATCTTGGATTAAATTCCGCAAAATCAAACCCATCTAAACTATCTTCATTAGATTCAAAATTAATAGAAGGTAGATTACGTTTTCTTTGTTCTATCATTCTTGATTGATTAGATGATTGATTATTTAATCTATCAGCTTTATTTGTTTCTCTACTTTTTTCTCTGTCTTCTAATTGAGATTGCTCAACACCTTGTAATTGCATTTGGTAGTTAAATTCTACCTCCATTAATTTAGTTTTTAACTGAGCCTCCATTTGCATTTTTTGAATTTGCATTTGATTTTGAGCAGTCATTGTTTCCATTTTAGCCGCAGAAGTGGCTTGAGCTATTTGCATTTGTTGTTGAGCAGCAGCTTCTTGTGCTTGCATTTGTTGTTGCGACTGCATCTCTTGCTGTTGCATTTGCATTTGCTGTTCTCTTTCTTCTTTTTGCTTACGTTTTAATTTTAATAGCTGATTTGCCATTTTTAAATTATGAATCTCTCTGATATCAATCGCGTCCTCTAAACTTATATTCTTCTGAGATAAAGCCATTTGAATGTTTTGTTCCAGCATAGCCTTCTCCTCTTCATCTGGAGACATTTCAATAAATATTCCGAAATCATATAAATACAAATCTTTTATTTCATCAATAATTTGCAAATTATATTTTCCAATCTGCATAGCAAACTCATCTTTAAAATCAGCATATTCTAATATATCTGCCATTCTTATAGATAAACATTCAGCCAAACTTCTTGTCATATATAGACTCGCTTGTAATATATGCCTTGTAGCTGTATTTGAATTTAATGCAGCTAATTTATTAACCCCTACTAAAGAATTTGGATCAGGACTTGATCCATCACGCGCTTCATTTAAGCCTGTTACAGCTCTTATCATATCTAAGTAATGATTATAGTTACCTATAAGCATTTGCATTTTACCTGCTCCACTTGAAGCTGTTAGCTGAGTAATTGGAACTTTTGCATTGTTAAATTCTCCATCTTGAGTATAGCTCCTACCGATAACACTACCTGTTTGAAAATACAAACGTAATGCGTCTTCAGGATTATATGCAGCTCCAGTACCTAAGTCAACCTCATTTAAACCATCAGCATCAATAAACACTCCATCAGGAACTACTCTTGAAACTACTTGTTGTATTTTTAAGTGACTCATTTGAATTAAATCTGCAAATGGAATCATTCTACGAACTAAAGATTCTACAGAACCTTTGTACATTCTTGGCGCACACGCTATATAATTTGGTCTTGCATATTGATTTGCAGATTTTGGCCTAACCATATTTTCGCTCAATTTCCATTTAAGCATAATGTTAGTACCCATAACCATTACACCATCATACCAAACATCAATTCGTTTAGTTACTTTCTCAAAATTACCCTCATCCATCATTTCTTGTGGAGGATTAAAAGAATCGTCTTTTTCTACAGTCTTAAAACTACCATCTGGCATTCTTTTCTTTTTATAAACAAAAGAATGTGTAGACTTATAATTAAAATATAATAATGTAGCAGTATCTTTATTAAACATACTATTATTAAAAGCTTGCGCTCCATCATAATATTGCGCCCAATCTTGACTGTATTTAGAAATTTCTGATAAATCTGCAAGAGATAAATCTGGATCTATTTTTATTAACTCCCCAATCGGAACTGTTTTTATTTCACCCCAATAAAAGTTGTCCTTAAAATAAGGATCTTCAGTATAACTATAAACCACATTTGCTGGATCAACATAATCAATCTTAACTCCAGATCCAGGTAGAAACATATGTTTACACATTCCAATACCTATAACTGTTTGATCGTAATCAACTCGTTTTCTTATATCTTGATAATGATTTTCATCTAACAAAGTATTAATACCTACCTCTTGAGCAATCTCAATAGCTGGCTTATATTTCATTTGCATATACAACTCCATCTCTTGATCATTCCCTGGAAGTTCTTCCTCTGCTACACTAAAAACAGGTACTCCAAAATCTTTTTCTAACTGCTGTAATACAGGAGCTGAAACCATGTCGGCTTGAATCATGTCTTGAAAAACATTTCTTTTTTCTGCTGACATAGCATCTTGAGCATATGTTTTTATTTTGAATAACCTATCAGACATTCCGTTAACAACTATATCAACAAATTTAGGAATAATTGGCACTGGAGTCCAGTCTAAGTTTAAGTGACTTAGATCACCATCTACTGAAATTTCATTTTTATATTTAGCAATAGATTGCTCTCCTCTGGCATAAAGCCTTAATCTATTAAAGTCTGCCCATTGATTATAGAACCTACATGAACCACTATCTCTCCTAAACCACTCATACTGTATTGCTTGTCCTACTTTCAATCCAAACTCCATTTGACCTTTTACGGAATCCGATTCAAATTGATCAGGAAAAGCAGCAGAGTTAACTTGTATATTTACATCTTTCATTTGTTAAGTAATTGACTAACCGAGGCTGTATTATTATATCTTGCAAAGTTAATGCTTATTTTTGATTTTTCTTTAGCAGGGGTGTACAAGTGCTTTTGATTCGCCATTATAGCTAAACCTGAACTAATAGAAGCATCAAACTTGGTTCTGTTATTTATATCAAACTTGGCCCAGTCTTCTAAAGTTCTATGAAAATAACATATACCCATATCATCTTTATCTCTATAACTCCCCTCCATATCTAAACCAACATATTTTTCTATGTATGATTCTATTGCAGAAGCGTGTGATTGTTTCACATCTTCACTTGAGTTGGGAATCCCACCTAATTCTTTTTCAGTTTTAGATAATTTATTAAATGTTTTATCAGGTCTATTTATACTAAAACCTCTGTAACCTCTATTTTTTAAATGATACAATAAACGAGGTTTATTGTTTTCACATAATATTGGCATTCCGAAAAACACACAAGCCATAAGTACTTCTTCAAAAAATATTTCAGCAGTTTGAGGCCGAGCTATATATTCTAAAAAAAACTCATTACTTGGAGCGTTACCCATATTAAACTTTGTTAAGCCATGCAAAGAACCGTTAGATCCTTTTCCAACTACAACTCCTGAAATATCATATGAATCACATCCAAATGTACCTAAGTGTTCATTACCTGGATATCGCTTTCCATTTTTAGTAATAACATTGTTTTGTAATGCCTTTTCTGGTAACCAAGATACAAAAAATCTTCCTCTTTTATTTGGTGACCAAATTACCCTTGTATCTTTAATTCCATTTTCCCAAGAAAAAGATCCTTGAGTAACATATCTGTCTATTATTAAAGAATCGTTGTAGTCTATTTGTTGATATATTTTAGTAAGATTAAATATTGACTGCTTACTTTCATCTCTAAATGCGTGAGACTCAGTTCTTGGAAACTGTCTATAAAATTCATTCAATGCATCTGGATCATTAGATAAAGAATCCACTTCGTTTTGCCAATAATTAATAGCTCCTTGATTTATCATTTCACCATCTATTCCCTTTATAGGCTTTTCAGGAGTTTCAAAAACAGGCATTCCATACATATCAATAAATCCTTCCATATTCCATTCCATAGGAATAAACAGACTATACAATCCGCTTTTTGTTTGTCCGTTTGAGTTACGTTTAGTAACATCAGAGTCGTAATATAATTTTTTAAAATTAGATCCACCTTTATCTAATGCGTTTGATGTTGAACCCATCATGCATTTCCCAATAACCTTACTACCTAAACGTAAACACGTTTTCGTAACTCGCCAGTTGTTTAAGATATTGTCTGGTCGCTCCCATTTACCACTTTCATCATGAACTAATAATTTTAATTTTTCACCATCATAACTATTATCTCCTGTATTCTTCCAGTCAATTGTTGTATCTAAACCTTCAAGCTCTTGATCTTCATTTAAATACATATTTTTTTTAGTAATCTTAGAAGCTGGAACTCTAAAAGCTAATTCAGTTTTTGGTTTATCCATACCATCCTGAATAGGTTTAAAAAAGAAAGGATAATTATTTGATATAGGGACAACCTTATCGGTAAACATTTTTTTTGCGTCAGAACCAGTTTTAGACAATATACCTATCCTTGCGTCTTTTGTAATCGTGCCTATATTTGCACACTCCTCGGAAGCCATAAACGAAAAACCTGAACGTCTAATTTTTAAATAATCATTACCAAAACTTCTTTTATCGGCCTTGCAAGCTTCCCAATGTATATAAAAAATTCTATTTGCTTCCCTAAAGTCAGGTAGACCAACATCAATTTTAGTATGCTGTATGTACATCCAGTGAGAACCAGTTATGTATGTAGGTTTCCCATTATTCATAAACCAATAACCTTGTTCTCTATAATCAAATTGACTTTCTATGTAATCAACCCACTCATTTTTAAAACTTGCAGGAGCATCATGCCATTGAAAAATAGACTTTATTTTTTTTAAAGGTTTTGGTATTTCTTGAGGAGACCAGTGTTGTTCGTCTTTTTTTTCAGACCTCTTATATACTTCTTTAGATATTTTAGGAAGAGCAATGTTTAATCCTTGTATGTTTATTATTTGATCAATTTGACCTGTGCGTGAAATAACAACAAAATTATATTTTTCATTATAACCATAAGACCATGATTTAGCTTTGTTTTTTATAGACAAAACATTTTTTGGAACTATGTTAATAAGCTCAATATATAGTTTATTTTGACTTTCTTTCTGCAAATCCCTTTGGTGTGTTATTTACTTTAGTATCAACTCCTTCTAATAAATCTTTTTCTTCTTGTATTCTTTTTAATATTTCAAACGAATCAAATATTGCTAATTTTTTTGTTGCCGCTGCGTTTTTTAATTTATCTGCCGCAAGGTCATCTTCACTATCATATTTAATAATATCTGCCTTTGCCACTTTAATTAATTGCTGTACAGCTAACTCACCAGCTTTTATAATCTCTCTTTTTATGTTTTTTATATCCATCTTGATTTCGATTATATTTAAGTTTTAGTTTATCTGCTTTATCCTCCCAATCAGATTTTTATTTATTAATATTTTTTTTATTCATAATCAGAAACTTTGTAAAACATTACAAAAACCTTTCTACCTTCTTCCCAAGATACATTAGGATATTTGCTATGAAAATAACTTGAAGGATATGAAACCAATCTATTTTCTTCATAACCAACAACCGTACTTAATCTCCATCTATCTAAATTATTAGCATCTACTTTTATTATTTTATCATAATCAGTATCACTAATATCTTTAGGTAACTCTCTACCATAAACATCATGTTCCCATAATGCTGTACCATGCAAATTTTCTTTTTCTCTGGGCGATAAATAAAGAACTAAAGCTCTATCAGGTTTCTCACCTTTAATATTTAAATCAGAATGAATACGCCAAGAAACGTCTAATTTATCTGTAGCAATTCTAAAAAAACTTAAAATATTTTTAATTTCCTTACCCTCAATAATAGATATTTTTTGTGTTATGTATTTATCAAACTCTTCATTTGATTGTTGAATATGAAAATCTTTGTTTCCAGCTTCAGTTTTTTTAAACTCATTACTGTCTAAATGTTTATTGGCTATTTCAAAAAGATTTTTTTGCACAAAATCATCTACAATATATATCATAAAGAAAAAGTTATATTGTTGGTAAACATCCTATAAAGTCTTTCTCCATCAACATTAAATTCATATTCACTTTCTGGTTGATAAGAAATCTCATCACCAACTTTTAAACCCATACTTAAAAGCTGATCGTTAATGTATTTAATAGTTCCGAACAAAGGTTCTTCTGTAATAGATTTTTTAATAAAAGAATCTTTTGAAGCAGATGGTTTTATAAAACAATATTTATTATAACCTTTCCATTCTTTATTTTGTTTGTATAAAAAGAATTGATCAGGATCAACAAAAAACAAGTCATCTTTAAAATAACTTTTACCGCTTTTTCTTCGGCCCTGCATATCGTTATAAAACTTAAATACATTATGATGAACTAAAAGGGTGTCTCCTTCTTTTACAGGCCCTGAGTAATCTATAGGTGTTGATACTACAACAGCATAACGATTAGACGCGCTATGGTCTTCTTCTGAAGTACTTATGATAAAATCAGTTTCACCATATTTTTTTGTATTATCGTATCTCTTATTATTATAAGGTTTTACAATAAACGAGTAAGGAGATTTCATTTTATTTAATTTAGACTAAATTATTTTCAGTTTTTAAAACTGTTTTTTTATCAAATACACTTGGTTTTTCTTTTTCGTCTTTTGACATTTTTTCCCAAAGTATATCTTTCCAATCTTTTTTAATAATTTTTTTCATATTAAAAAT